AGGGTCGGTAATCTGAGCAAACACGTCGGTATTGTAGTTGTAGATGAACCCGTCAGGGTTGCAGGCAATAAACAACTGAGTGCCGTTGTCCGCCATGCTCACAGGGCCGGTGCCGGTAACCGTGCCCTTCAGCGTGGCGACGTAGCCCGAGGTCACTTGGTAAAAGGACGTGCCCGATACGACGTACAGGTAGCCGCCGTGCGACCACAGCCCGCGAATAGGACCGGACCCCACGGTGGCTACAAGGCGTAGACCGGGGGCGCGGTTTAGGAAGCCGGGTTCCTTACCACCCTCGGGCACGGCTTCCGGAAAGAGATTGACCATGCGGTTGTCGGCGGCATTAACCGACCGAGCAACATACGCAGCGCCAAGGATGGGGGTCTTCATGCTTGCGCCGCAGTAATTTGCGAGTTAATATTCATGGTAATTACTGGGAGTCGCTTATGAATAACGCAGAGTTTACGGCAGATGACCTGAAAAAAGCGCTTAGTTACAACCCTGAAACTGGCGTATTTGTTTGGCTTGTGCGGCCTTGCAAAGCAGTAAAGGCGGGGGACATAGCAGGGTGCGTTGAAAAACGTATTGGCTACAACACTATTGGCATCAGCGGCAAAGTCTACAAAGCGCACCGTCTTGCGTGGCTTTATGTTCATGGTGAATGGCCTACGGGCTTGATTGACCATATCAATGGGAAAAAAGACGACAACAGAATTGTCAACTTGCGCGTAGTTTTGGCTGACGGCAATTCGCAAAACGTTCGTAAGCCGAACCGCCGAAACAAGTCGGGCTTCATGGGCGTCATCTTTTTTCAAAACAAATGGCGCGCCACCATGTCCTACAAAGGCAAGACCAAATGGCTTGGAGACTACGCTACGCCTGAAGAGGCGCATCAAGTCTACCTTGAGGCAAAGCGTAGGTATCATGCTGCCTGTACCATTTAGTAATCAAAAATTCCCGGCAAAAATGTTAAACCGCTGGCGAGTACCAACAAGGCTGTACGGCAAGCCCATCACGTCGCCTGGGTTGTTGATGCGTTTCAGGTTCCGCTTGCTGCTCATTGCAATGCGCTGCACCTGCGGCGACGGCTCCACGCCAAACTCCGGCGCAATCTCGCAAGCAAGGTTGTAGCGGAACGCACGCAGGTAGCCCGGCGGGAACGCAATTACCGAGGATTGACTGACAGGCGTGTCCAACGGGTCTACCGAAATGAAATGCCACTCCAGCGCACGGGTCGGCACTGGGTAGATGTGCATATCAATGTTTGGGTAGTTGGTGTTAATCCACATCACCTGCGGGTACGAGGACGTTACGGTCTTGACCGCAATGCCGTCGTATTGCTGCTGGTTGATGATTTTGATGCCGAACGAAATGCCGTTGGACGGGTCGATGAAGTAGGTGCTGTCATCTAGCAGGATGGGGCGGCTGCCTACAAAGTCACCAGAAGGACCAAGGGTGCGACTAAGTTGCCCAACAGGCCAAGTAAACACCTGTTCCTGCGTAGTAAAGATAGACAGGCGTTCGGTAGACCACGAATCAATCATCTGCTGCATGGCGACAAGCGCATCGTCAGCCGTGCCGGCAGACGGAACCTCACCTTCAGCCAAAACGCCTAGCAGACGCAATGCGCCGTTGATGAGTTCACTTGCGGTAGCCATGTTCAGCCCTCAGCGGTCTTGGGGGGTCGTCCTCGACGGCGAGCGGCAAGCTCATTTACAACCGGAGCCGCCTCGGCAGGCGTGTCGGGATTGTACCGCGACCACCCGTGGTTTTCATCTGCCTCGGCCTCGCCCTCGCTAATAGCGACTTTGGTGCCGTGGGCAGGGTGACGTAGGTAGATAACCATAAAGGGTCAGGGGGCCAAAGCCCCCTTTCCCAGTGCCGTTACACGCGGTAAATCGACCAGGCGGCGTCGCCGGTCTTGCGGGCAAGGTAGCGAGCCGAAGTCGAAACCGCCACCGTAGCCGAGCCAACAATCGTCCAGCCCGTGCCAGCGGTCACCGTGATGGCGCCCGAGGACGAACCGAGATTGATGAACACAATCTCAAACGAGCTGTTGACCTTGGCGTTCGTGAGAAGCGCATCGGTCAGGGCAGCGGTCGGCAGCGTGATAGCCACCGCAGCCGTGTTGTTGGACGTGTACAGACCGCCGGTCAGTTCAGCCGCCGTGAGGGTGACCGAGGTAACCGTGGTTGCGCCGGGGGCGGTTTGGTTGAAAAGGGCAACTTCACTGAGGTTACCGTCTGTGTACTGGTAACCACCACCAACTTGTGCGAGAGGCATTGTAATACTCCTTAAACTTGCTAATTTCTGTATAAATGCGCAACCCCGGTTGTTACACCGGGGTCACAGTAGGACTTAGCCCCACAACCGCACAGCGCCCTGCGGGCGAATGGCGTTGTAGCCGTACAGCACGTCGATACGGCAGGGCATACGGTCGTTGTTGATGTCGTACTGACGCACGACACGCAGCGAGATACCGTTATGCACCTGACGCGAGGCCATGTCCACGCCCTGCGGAAGCAGGAGGTCGGCAGTGGCGAACGTGATGGCGTCCTTCTGGTAGATGAGGTTCTGCGGGTACGCCGTCGAGGCAGCGCCCAACACCGTCACCACCGCAGAGTTCTGCGGGAAGGCGTTGATGGTGGCAAGGGCGCTAGTCGGAGTGTACATCGCAGGCGACACGCTGACCGAAGCCCAGTTGCCCGAAGCTGCCGTGGCGAGAGCCGTTACCGTGAACTGCTGCAACGAGCCAGTGGACTGACGGGTCTGCGGGTTGACCGCAAACACACCAGCGATGGTGAACACGTCACCAACCACAAACGTGGCAGAACCCGTATCGCCGTTGATGGCAATCGTGGTCGCGCCCTGAGTGCTGATGGTGCCGTTGACGGTCAGCGAAGCCGAGGCCGAACGCGTACCCGTGGTGTGGGTCACAATGCTCTGGCTCATGTTGATTTCGTCGTAGCCCAACACGCCTTCGCCCATCATGCCAGTCTTAAACTGCTTGCTAATAGTCGAAACCGGGTTGAACAAGCCCTTGAGGCCTTCCACCAGACCGGCGTTGGCAGCGGGGTTAACCGTCGCGTAACGCATATCCATTGGCGCAGCGGATTCGTTGAGCTTCTGGTGACCGGCAAGCAGGACCGCCGAGGTGCCCGGCACGGTGCCCGGAGTACCAACCGACTGGTAAATGCTCTTGTAGGCGTTGGCAACGTCGTTGTCCACATAGGAGGCCAACTGGCTGATACGCGGCTTCAGCACGCGGTCAGCAAAGTCGTCCAACTGCATGGTCAGTTCGGCGCTGGTGAAGTTGACGCCAATGTGCGCCTGGTTGCTTACCGACAGCGTGGTGTACTGCTCGTTATCGTCCTGCACCTGAAGGGCAGCGCCCGAGGTGACAAGAGCGCGGTCTGGCAGACGGATACGCAGGGTGGAGCCAATCTTGGCACCTTCCACGGCGAACGAATCGTCGTAGGCGCGGTTGACGTTGCGGGTGAGTACCAGCGAGTTCTCAAAAATAGCGAGAGCCTTGCGGGTAATCATATCAATCGTAAGCAGGCTATTAGCCACGGTAATCTCCCAAAATGTTGAAAAAAATTAGTAGCGACGCGCTTCCAGCTTCTTGATTTGCCGCTGCCGGTCAGCCTCAATCCACTCCGACGTACTCATGGACTTTACAGACCGTGGGTCGGTGGTGTCGTAGGCTGAAGCGTTTCCGCCTCGGGCAGTGACAGGAGCAATCGGCGGGGGAGCAGAAGTTGTCTTTTTGACTGGCGGGTTGGACAGCAACTTGGCTTCCAGCCTACCAATCTCCTTCGCCTGCAAGAACGGCGGCAGGTCGGCAATCTTCGCCGCTTCCGAGGGGTTGGAACCGAGGTAGTAGGCTACGTCCGGGCCAACTTCAGAAGAGCGAATGGTGTCAGCCATCACCTGCGTGATTCGGACGTGGTCACCGTATGCGACTTGCTTAAAGTCCGCATAGCGTTCGGTCGCCACTTCCTCACGTTCGTGATAAGCCGACAGGGTCTCAACCTGCATCCGCTGCATTTCACGCTGCTGGATGAGTTCGTGTGCCTTCTTGTACGCCAACGCTTCTGCGTAGGCATCCGGCGACTCAAACTGCTCCATCGGCGGGATTTCCAGCGGCTGCTGCGGTACGGCTTGCGCCGCCTGCATGGCCTGTTCCCTTGCCCACTTACGCTGCTCTCTTGCGAGACGCTTGCTGATGGCGGCGTCCAGTTCCTCCTGAGTGAAGGACTTGGGCGTGACTTCAGCCTCCGGCGTTTCAACTACTGCGGGTTCAGGCGCTGCCGTGGCTACCTGTTCCGGCGCGGGGGTGATATCCGCTACAACCTCAACTTCAGACATTTTGTGATTCCGTGGAATCCCTGGTGGGCCGCACCAGTACGGTTAGTCTACTCCGCGCTACAGCGAAGTCAATAATAGGCAACACAAGCCACCCACAGCCCCGCCAAGGGCTGTTGCGGCAAAGTCCTTAGAATCGGGCGTCCCATGCCCCTGCGCGTCCCAGAATTCCTTAGCCGCGCCCATAAGGGCTGCGACAAAGATGCCCAGCCACAGGTTGACGGGGTACAGCGTGGCGGCAATCGCCCAGCCCCACCAGAAATGACCTTGTTTGTCGATTGGGATATTCATGCGGTCAGTCCCTGCAAAGTGGCGTTGGGCAGGCGGGTGGGGTAGTAGGTAATGTTGGTAATCCAACCGTTCCACGAGTTGCCCGTAGACGTGTTGCAACCAATTCCTAGCGAGGTAATGCCTGACGGCATGGTTGCTGTACCCACAGCGGTGGGCGTTGCGCCATTGAACGTACCGGCACTGTTGCTAGATTGATAAGTACCAATCAGTTTGCCGTTTGTGCCAAACGTCCACGTTCCGCTGGCAACGGAGGCAACGCTAGCAACGGTCTGAACGTCACGCCACAGGTTAGTTACGCGCTCCAACCGAACAGCGTTGGTCAACGAAATGGTGTCGGTCAACGCAGCAAGGATTCGCACGGTGCTATCCGCATCCGGCACAAAATTGCTGCCCGCCGCATACAGCGTGCCTTGTGTTGCATTGAACCAAGGCGTCAGCGTGGTAATGCTCGCGCTATCCGCATTGCGCGTAACCGAACTTCCCACGGTTGGAATGTACGAGGTGGCGAAGGCTCCGGCTTCTAGTTGAGCGCCGTAGGCGTAGAGGAAATCGCCTGCGGTGGCAACAGCGCCGCTCCAGCCAACATATCCTGCGACCAAATCGCCAATGGTGATGCCAGCGGTAACGGAAATCACAACGCGCCACCAACCGTTGCCAATGCTAGTTGCGGATGCGCCTGTACTGCCAACCGTGTAAGCAATTGCACCCGTACTAAAATTCAAAGTTACAAACACAAGATTGGTAAGCGTGGTGATGTTTCTAAAGCCAAACGTATTTGCAACAGCAGCGCCAGTTCCCTGCTTGACGTAAGCAGAAAATGTGTGAGACGTAGCGGTAGATGTTACTTGCTGATACAGCGCCGTTGCCACCGCCGCAGTTGCTTCCAACTTCACGCCACTCAGCGTGCCATCCGGCCCCGTCGTGCTAGCCAACGTGCGCGTGATGTTTGTGGGCGTCCACGAAGTCTGGAAGTCGTTGCTCTGCAACAGCAGATTCGCCCGCTGCTCCTCAATCAACAACCCCCTCAACACCTTGGTC